GTTGACCAGTATCTGTAACTGCATAATACTTGGGCTTCTCTTTTCCAGGAGTGAAATCCTTATGTCGACGCAAATTCTTAACAAACTCTTTGCGCTTCTTTCTTGTCTGCTTCTCAACATACACAGAGCGATCATCCTTAGGATTTTCTCCTTCCCATCCGTAATTGGGTGATTCCTTAAGCTTTTCTTTTTTCTTTTTACCAAAGCCACCTATAAACAACTGCATATCCGACAAAGGTCGGTAATAACATGCGCTCAAAGGATAGCCTCCTATGGACCAATGTCCATCTTTCAAATAAAAAGCTTTTTGACCAAGCAAAATTTTCTGAAATTCTTTCTGCGACTTTATTCCAATATTAATCAGAAAATTATCACGTCCGTCACAATACAATATAATGCTCGGTATCTCGTACAACGCGAGGAACTTGCGCGCTGCATGAATAGTCCAACCCGATCTGCGGGTTGGAGGGGTGACTAATGAGCCGTCAGGCTCGAGCCACCAGGTGTCACAAGAACTAAAAGCAATCACTGCGTCTAGTGACACACCAATCTGCAGAAGCAAATCGGTGAAACATGTATCTGGATAAACAGACTCACATGTCGGGGTTTTGAGGGCACTTAGCCGACCCTCGCAGCTACTGTAGCATGGGGACGCCAGTAGAAACGTCTGGGGAACAGGTTGGGAGATTTGACCGGTGCCTATTATAGGTTGGGTCTGTTCCATTTTGTCTTTTATGTTTATACACCCGCCGTACATTGGGTGTCCGAAACTTCAGTAGTCAGTGACCCCCGAAACTAGAATAATTATACAACACGCTTATTGTTATCTTCATGATTAAAATCGACTTGCCATATATGCGTCCAGGACGCCCGCCTGACGCCACTCAACCTCCCAGAAGAGTACGTCTTCGCTAGTGTCTCACCATCTTTCTGTTTTATAATGGGATTTTCAACCCGGTGTGATGAGCCAGTAGCTAACACACAACTCAGGTGCGAAGAGGGGGGACATTATGAATCACGAACATTCATTCATAATTAACCTTTTCAACTTGCACCGTTATATTGCGCGTAGGAATGCTGGACCGGAGAAGAGCATTTATGGATTTCGGATCTGACTCGCATACCGCACCCTGGCTTGAGCCGTCTACTATTATCGATATATCACTTCGCCCACGGGGCTCCATGACTACCGCATAAATCTAACGGTGATTCAAGGCGGATAACGTTTAAGCACATCGACCTCTCTCAATCGGCAATAACTGCTGCACTATAAACTAGTCTGAAGCAACTTTGGGAAGGTTACTCCAGGTTCTTGAAGACACTTAGCCGGTCTTCTGTAGCTTTTAGTTTTTTCCTGATAACCCGAGGAGGGGCAAAAACTCACCATATATCAATACACATCATAGATCAATTTCGTACGCTTTCGAAACATTACGGTCTACTAGCTCTATGAGCTAATAGCGGGTAATCCACAAAAGCTCACTGAAACTTCACTTAGTTATGCACTAG